CAGAGTATGGAAAACTTTTTGTCGAGGGACAAAAAGCAGATACCGAATCGGATAGGACGTTTATCCACAAGGGAGTGGCTAGCAGAAGTTTTAAACGAGCGTGGACTTTATCCGACGACACAGAAGTTCGCGAAGTCACATTTGAAGACGGACTTCTACGGATCGTACTTGGGAAAATAGTACCAGAGCATCATGCTCGCAAAGATTACTTATAAATAGTTCCGAATATCGTCGGCGCGGGAGGCAACTGGCAAAATCCAGTTGACGCCTCCCCTTTTTATTGGTATAATGGGTAGAGGATAATTGGGAAAATGTCAATCAAGTTAGCACTACTAAAATCGGGCGAGACAATTATTTCTGACGCTAAAGAACTTATTTCTGATGATAAGGTCTGTGGATACCTATTCACTAAACCTCATAAAGTTGAAGCCAGAAAAACAGTTTTGCTAGTGGAAGAAAATGAGAATGCACAGGGAGATTTGGAAGTATCACTATCTCCTTGGATTATTCTGACTAGCGATGATCAAATCCCAGTCCCGCCTGATTGGGTGGTTACTATTGTGGAACCAATAGAAACAATTAAACAAATGTATGAGGAAAAAGTAAATGGTGAAATCAATCAAGTGTCTTTTACTGAAAGTTGATAACGTAATCATCACCGAAATTATTGAAGTTGGATCTGAACTTGGTGAACCAGATTGTAAACTCATTAATCCATATAAAATTGATGGGGATGGAAACTTAACTCCTTGGCCAGATGTTACTGACCAAAGAGAAATGATGATCCATTCGGATAGTATTTTGACTATTGTTACACCTAAAGAAGACATTATTGAAAAGTATCTTGAACTAACTGCCTAATGAGATTCTACACAAACGTGCAAATGGTCGGGGATCACTTCCTTGTCCGAGGTTATGAAGATGGTAAACACTTTATGACTCGGGAGAAGTTCAACCCGACCCTTTTTGTTCCTTCCAATAAAAAAACTAAATATCAAACTCTTAGTGGAGAATATGTTGAACCAATACAACCTGGTTCTGTTCGTGATTGTAGGGAATTTATTAAAAAATATGAAGGTGTAGAAAACTTTAAAATCTATGGTAATACTGGATACATCTATCAGTATATTTCTGAAATGTATCCTGAGGATGAAATAAGATTTGATATCAACAAAATTAAAGTTGCAACTTTGGATATTGAGGTTGCATCTGAGAATGGATTTCCCGATGTAGAATCTGCTGCTGAAGAAGTTCTTTTGATTACAATTCAAGATTACTCTTCTAAACAGATTCGCACTTGGGGTCTTGGTCCATTCCAGAATAAGCAGCAGAACGTAATTTACAAATCTTTTTCTACAGAATATGATCTCCTAATGGATTTCATTAACTGGTGGATGGTAGAAGGAAATACTCCAGAAGTTGTAACTGGATGGAATAGTGAACTGTATGATATTCCATATCTTGTTCGCCGTCTTGATCGTGTTCTGGGTGAAAAATTGATGAAGCGTATGTCTCCTTGGGGTCTGGTGACTGAGAGTGAGATTTACATTGCTGGACGTAAACATATTTCTTATGATGTTGGTGGAATTACACAACTAGATTATCTGAATCTTTATAAAAAGTTTACTTATAAAGCACAGGAATCTTATCGTCTGGATTATATTGCAAGCGTTGAACTCAATCAGAAAAAACTTGATCACTCTGAGTTTGATACGTTTAAGGACTTCTATACAAAAGGTTGGCAAAAGTTTGTTGAATATAACATCGTTGACGTAGAACTTGTTGACCGTCTGGAAGACAAGATGAAACTGATTGAACTTGCAATTACGATGGCGTATGATGCGAAAGCAAATTATGCTGACGTATTTTCTCAGGTCCGTATGTGGGATACCATTATCTACAATTACCTGAAAAGGAGGAACATTGTGATTCCTCCAAAAGAACGTTCTGATAAAGATTCTAAGTATGCTGGTGCTTATGTAAAAGAACCGATTCCTGGAAAATATGACTGGGTGGTGAGTTTTGACTTGAACTCCCTATACCCTCACCTCATTATGCAATATAACATCTCACCAGAAACTCTTCTGGATGAGAGGCATCCAAGTGTGACTGTTGATAAAATCCTAAATCAAGAAACTAATTTTGAGTTATACAAGGATTATGCAGTTTGTGCTAATGGGGCAATGTTCCGCAAGGATGTGCGTGGTTTCCTTCCAGAGTTGATGGAGAAGATCTACAAAGATCGTACCATTTACAAAAAGAAGATGCTTGCTGCGAAACAGGAGTATGAAAAGAAAAAGACGAAAGAGTTGGAAAAAGAGATTGCTCGGTGCAACAACATCCAGATGGCGAGGAAGATTCAACTTAACTCTGCTTATGGTGCTATCGGCAACCAGTATTTCCGCTATTACAAACTAGCAAATGCTGAGGCAATCACCTTGTCTGGTCAGGTGTCTATTCGTTGGATTGAGAACAAGATGAATGCCTATCTAAACAAAATTCTTAAAACTGACGGTGTTGATTATGTCATTGCTTCTGATACTGATTCCATTTATCTTAATATGGGTCCTTTGGTTGAAAGTGTATACAAGGGAAGAGAGAAAACTACTCAAAGCGTTGTTTCGTTCCTTGATAAGGTCTGTCAGGTGGAATTTGAAAAGTATATTGAAGGTTGCTACCAAGAATTGGCTGAGTATGTGAATGCTTATGACCAGAAGATGCAGATGAAGCGTGAGAACATTGCCGAGCGTGGAATCTGGACTGCTAAAAAGCGTTACATTCTTAACGTTTGGGATAGTGAGGGTGTTCGTTATGAAGAACCTAAACTCAAAATGATGGGAATTGAGGCAGTAAAGTCTTCTACACCAGCACCTTGTCGCAAAATGATTAAGGATGCTTTAAAATTGATGATGAGTGGTACGGAAGAAGAAGTAATTGAATTTATCGATAGGTGTCGTGCTGAATTTAAATCTTTACCGCCAGAACAAGTTGCGTTCCCCAGAACTGCATCAGATGTTAGAAAGTATCATTCTTCTTCAAATATCTATGCTTTCAAAACTCCTATCCATATTCGAGGAGCACTTCTCTTTAACCATTACATCAAGGAAAAGAAATTAACAAACAAGTACTCTCTGATTAATAACGGTGAGAAGGTAAAGTATATTTTTCTGAAAAAACCAAACATAATTCAGGAAAATGTTATTTCTTTCATTCAAGATTTCCCCAAGGAACTTGGTCTTGACAAATACATAGACTATGAACTACAATTTGAGAAGAGTTTCGTAGAACCATTGAAGTCTATTCTCGACTCTATTGGATGGAACGTAGAAAAAACTGTAAACCTTGAACTATTTTTTGCCTAATGGATCTACCTATTAATGATAAAGAACTCAATACAATTGTAAAGGCACTTGGATTTGGTGGAGATGCTGCTCTGTATCATAAGCTTAAATTAGTTAAAGAACTTAGGGACCAAGATTTACCCTATAAAGAAGTATTACGTGAAGAGTATGGGATAGTGATTTAATGGCGATGGAATTGCCTATAACCGAGAAAGAACTCGAAATAATAATTAATATGTTAAAGGGGACACAACCTTCCCTTTATGCTAAACTATGGTCATACAAAATGAATTACATTATTAGGAACAAGGAGAAGAACAATGGACTTTCTTAAAGAAATCGTAAAAGAAGTAGGTGGGGAGTATACAAAACTAGCATCAGACATTGACGAGACGGAAACTTATGTTGATACGGGTTCATATATTTTTAATGCACTGGTTTCAGGTAGCATATTTGGCGGTGTATCTGGGAATAAGATTACTGCTATTGCTGGAGAGTCTTCTACTGGAAAGACTTTTTTCTCTCTCGCCGTGGTTAAGAACTTTCTTAATAATAATCCCGATGGTTACTGTCTCTACTTTGACACTGAGGCTGCTATCACTAAATCTCTTGTAGAATCTCGTGGAATTGATACTTCCCGTTTGGTAGTGGTCAATGTTGTTACTGTAGAGGAGTTTCGTGGAAAAGCACTCAAAGCGGTGGACCTTTATATGAAAAAACCTATGGAGGAACGCAAACCTTGTATGTTTGTGCTAGACTCTTTAGGTATGCTTTCAACTGAAAAGGAGATCACGGATGCCCTCAATGACAAGCAAGTTCGTGATATGACTAAATCTCAACTTGTGAAAGGTGCCTTTCGTATGCTTACCCTTAAGTTGGGTCAAGCAAACATTCCAATGATCGTTACCAACCACACTTATGATGTTATCGGCGCTTATGTTCCCACTAAGGAGATGGGAGGTGGTAGTGGTCTTAAGTACGCCGCTTCTACTATCATTTATCTCAGCAAAAAGAAAGAAAAGGATGGAACAGAAATCGTTGGAAACATTATCAAGGCAAAGACTGCTAAATCACGTTTGAGTAAAGAAAATCAAGATGTTGAAGTTCGTCTGTTCTATGATGAACGCGGTCTTGATCGCTATTATGGACTACTTGAACTTGGTGAAGAAGCGGGAATGTGGAAAAATGTTGCTGGTAGATATGAAATTAACGGTAAGAAAATATATGGGAAGGAAATACTGAAAAATCCAGAACAATATTTTACCGAAGAAGTAATGCAGCAACTTGATGCTGCCGCGAAACAACAATTCTCTTATGGAACGAATTGAAACAACTATTTTAAGAAACTTAATATTCAATGAAGACTACTCGCGCAAGGTCATACCTTTCATACAACCAGATTATTTTGAGCAGAAATCGGAAAAGATTATTTTTGAGGAAACTGTTCAATTCATTGTCAAATATGGTTCAGCAATTACAGTTGAAGCACTCTCCATTGAAATAGAGAATAGAACTGGTCTTAATGAAACTGAGATCAAAGAAACAAGAGAAGTAATTAATTCCCTTAACGATTCTCCAGTTGATAAGCAGTGGTTGCTTGATACCACTGAAAAATGGTGTCGTGATCGTGCAATTTATCTTGCACTTATGGAATCAATTCATATTGCAGATGGTAATAATGAAAAGAAAAATCGTGATGCAATTCCAAGCATTCTTTCAGATGCTCTTGCCGTAAGTTTCGATAATAATATCGGTCACGATTATTTGGGTAATTATGAGGAGCGTTATGAGTTTTATCATCGTAAAGAGGATAAGATCGAGTTTGATCTGGAATATTTCAACAAAATCACAAAAGGTGGTCTCCCTAATAAGACTCTCAATATTGCTCTCGCTGGAACCGGTGTTGGTAAATCGTTATTCATGTGCCATGTGGCTAGTTCCGTCTTACTGCAAGGCAGGTCCGTTCTCTATATCACTCTTGAAATGGCGGAGGAACGAATTGCTGAAAGAATTGATGCAAACCTCCTCAATGTTCCGATTCAGCAACTGGTTGATCTTCCGCGTTCAACATTTGAGAACAAGGTAAATGGTATTGCAAAAAAGACACAAGGTTCTTTGGTCATCAAAGAATATCCAACTGCTTCTGCTCACGCTGGTCACTTCAAGGCACTTTTGAATGAATTGTCTCTGAAGAAATCATTTAAACCTGATATTATTTTTATTGACTATCTGAATATCTGTGCTTCAAGTCGATATAAATCAAACCTTTCTGTGAATTCATATTCTTATATTAAGGCAATTGCTGAAGAACTTCGTGGTCTTGCTGTAGAATTTAATGTTCCGATTGTGAGTGCAACTCAGACTACCCGTAGTGGTTTTGGATCTTCTGATGTCGAATTGACTGATAC